CGGGCCAGCTTGGCCCCGTAGGCCGGGTCCCCTGTCCGGGCGCAAAACTGGTGCAGACGCCCAAGCTCGTCCGCGGCGTGCTCCCAGTCCAGGGCGCTTTCCAGTAGGGCTTCCGCGATGGTGTTATAGTCCCGATTGCTGAGCTCCAGCCGTATCATGCTCATGCGCTCAGCACCTTTCCCATGAGCGCCGACACTCCGGCCAGCCGCAGATCCAGCGCCTCCTGGACGTGGCGCACCATGACCTCCTCCAGCTCCCGGAGCCGGTAGGTGGGCAGGTCTCCCCTCTTGTACTTCACGAGGAGGCCGGGGCTGATGTTGTATGTCCATGTCCCTGTCTCCTCGCTACAAACGGCAAAGCCGAAGGGTGCCCGCTCTTCCCGCAGGGCGCGGTAGATGGTGGGTGACGACCAGCCTATGTATCGGGCCGCCACATCAATCGGCACGTTGTCATACGCCATGATCTCCTCGTCCGTGAGCGGCTGCTTGGTTGCCTTTTTCACTTTACTCCCTCCTCAAGATGTCCCTGTTTGGCGTAGCGCACGGCCATGGCGGCCTCCACCAAGTCGCCCAGCTCCTCCACAATGGCGTCGAAGATGGGGCGCTCCTGGTCGTCGATAATGCCGTCCTTGCCGATGCGCAGCAGCTCCCGGTCCCGGTGGGCATCCACAAAGCCATATACCCGGTCCAGCAGCTCCATGATGGCCTCCGGGAGCCGCACCTCTCGGATATCCGGCACGATGCTCCGCGCCATGTCGGCGCTGGCCCGCAGGTGCTGGATACCCAGGAGCTGGCTGTCGTAGGCAATGACCATCAGGTCCACCACCTCCGGGGGCGGGATGCGCTGGCCGGTCTCATAGGCCCGGATGGAGCTGTCCGAGATCCCCAGTTTTTCCGCGGCTGCTTCCTGGGTCAATCCCTTCGCCTCGCGGGCGATTTTGTAGATATTCCGCTTGTCCTGCGGCATGGTAATCACTCCTCCCTGGGGGTACAATATAAGCATGAGGTCAGACGGCCTCCTCTGTACGGATCATAAGCAACTCCTTTCTCAGTTTGCCGCCCCGTTTGCACCCCCAGGCGGCTCACGGCCGTAGAGGGCGTCAATGCTGCATTCCAGGATGGCGGCCAGCCGAGGCAGCTTGTCGGCACTCGGCAGCGCCGTCCCCTTCACCCATTTGGTAATGCAAGAAGGCGACACTCCCATGGCGTCGGCCAACTGGATGCGCTGGATGCCCCTCTGCTCCATCAGCTCGCAGATTCTCATCACTTCACCCCCTCTAAATTTGGTGTTGTTCGAGACTGTTTGATGTGGTATGATAGGTTTAACCTCTGGTGTAATGCACAACGCCGATTAAAGCTCACTTCGGTCTTTAATGTGCAGAACCCTTTGAGCTACTTTTTTCGCGCAGTATTTGATCTCCTCGTCGCTAGGCTCTGGAAGTTCCGCCCACATGATGTAGTACAGGATGCTCAACAGAGCCAGCCGATTTTTCAGCCAGCCGATCGCGCATACAACTGCGGCTACTCCTAGCAGGGTCGTCAGCATGCTATCCCCCCTTTCCGAATTGCCCCGGGCGTTGCCGCGCCCTTGTCCTCTCTCCACCCCTATGGTAATATTGGGGCGGAGAAAGGAGGTGTTTCACATGCGAAAGACAGTGTCTGGACTTTGTCCGGAAACAAACAGCCAGCAAATGATTACCGTGACCGTAGAGCGTATCCAGCTCGGCGGCGGACTGCCGCCCAGCGACAAGGTAATCGCCTATGCCTGTTCCCATGCACAGGAATATGGGTGTAGTAGAAATGGCGCAGATGGCCGGGCATGCCCGCTGCTCCATGGTGCTGGTCACTGATCATTTCGGAGCAAAGTTGGAAACACTTGGGCGGCCTCAAAAATTGGGGCCGCCGCCCTTAACCAGTCGCCTAGGCAGGTTTTCGCATACCTACAACCCACACAGATATCACCAAATTTGACAGGTATCTCAGTTGCGGCACTTTCATGAGCGGCAACGAAATGTCTGGCTGCACAGGTGACAGCCTCCTGTGTAATTCCTATATTCGCTTCCTCTGTGAGCATATGAGCACCCCCTTCCCAGTCTGCTGGGGCGTTGCCGCGCCCTCTGGTTTACTTGTAGTTAAATCATAAATCGCGTTTTGCGAATTGTCAATCGCAAAACGGTATTTTTGTCACTTTGCTTAATGCTACCTCTTAAAAAAGAATTTAGCTAATTTGTCCTGTAAGGAGGGGCTGGCGTGGAAACGTCTAACCGCATTTTTGAGTTAGCCGATAAAAAATACCCTGAACAACGGGATTTTGCGGCAGAAATAGGCGTTGCTCCAAGTGTAGTCAGCGCATGGCGCAACAAAAAATCTGAATCGTATATGAAGCGCCTCCCACAAATTGCAGAAATCCTAAATACAACCGTTGAATATCTGCTCACAGGCGAAAAAAAAGAGCCCGCCCCCACTCCGAAGAATGGGGACGAGCTGGACCGTGACACCATCATGGCGGCATTCATGGGTGGGGACATGGATATGAGCCCCGAGGAGAGAGACGCCCTGTGGGATGACGTGTACGAATACGCCAGATTCAAGGCCGAGCAGTGGAGGAAAAAGAAAGACCAGGAATGAATCTTTATGAGCTCTATGATTTTGCCGTGGATCAGGGGATTGATGTAGATTGGTACACCATGCCCTTCGCCAAGTCCTTCTCGATTTTCATTCCATCGCTTGACCGGCGTGCGATCGCGCTGGACCCGTGGAAATTCGAGACTGTAGCAGACGAGTTCACCACCCTGGGCCACGAGGTCGGTCATTGTATGACCTACAGCTTCTATAACCGCTGGACGGCCTGCGATGTAAAGAAAAAGCATGAGAACCGGGCCGACAAGTGGGAAATCGAGCAGTTCCTTCCCCTGGACGCTCTGGAGGCCGCCGCGCACGAAGGCTGCACAGAGGTCTGGGATCTAGCCGAGCGTTTCGGTGTTACTGAGGATCTTGTCCGCAAGGCCATCTGCTGGTATAAGCATGGTAACCTTGCGGTGGATCAATACTTATGAATGTGTCCAACTTGGACACATTTACATTGGAGAAGAGGAGCGCAGATTATGGACTTTATCGATCAGTTAAAGCAATTTTCAAAGCGTGTCGAGAGCATGAAGGACTCCATTCAGACCGAAGAGGCTACGAAGACTGCGATCATTATGCCTTTTTTCTCCATGCTCGGCTATGACGTGTTCAATCCTCAAGAGTTCGTCCCTGAGTTTACCGCAGATGTTGGGATAAAGAAGGGTGAAAAAGTTGACTATGCAATCATCAGAGATGGTCAGCCTGTCATCCTCATTGAGTGCAAGTCCATTTCTGAAAATCTGGATCGGCATGACTCTCAGCTCTTCCGCTATTTTGGTACCACCACAGCAAAGTTTGCAATTCTCACCAACGGTATTATCTATCGCTTCTATACGGATCTGGACAGCCCAAACAAAATGGATGATGATCCCTTCCTGACAATCAATATTTTGGACGTTCGTGAGAACCAGGTTCCTGAACTCAAGAAATTTTCAAAGTCGGTCTTTGATATTGATTCTATTTTTAGTACAGCATCTGAGTTAAAGTACGTCCATGAATTTAAGCGCGTCTTTACGGAACAACTGGATACCCCTGCGGATGACTTTATTCGCTTTTTCCTCCAAGGCTGCTACTCTGGCCCAAAAACACAAAATGTTATTGAAAAATTCCGTCCTGTCCTTCGGAAAGCCCTCAATGACCTCATCAGTGAGATGATGAACGATAAGATCAAAACTGCCCTGGGCGGCTCCGGTGGAAGTGTTTCCGTTATCGAGCAAAAGCCCGTTGACGATATTCCTTCTCCTTCTGAAGATTCCGTCGAGCAAGAGAAGCGAATCCCCAATATTGTTACAACGGAGGAGGAACTTGAGGCATTTTTCATTATAAAAAATTTGTTTGCAGACCTTGTGGACATCCATGAGATTACATATAAGGATACCGAGTCTTACATCAATATCCTGTATAAGGGCAACATCAGAAAATGGATTTGCCGTCTTCGCCTGACAGACAATCAAAAAACCTTGATTGTCCCGGACGAGAACAAAAAAGAACGTAAATTTACACTATCTGATATTTATGAACTCAGAAATTATAAGGACACTCTGACCGAAGTACTGCAACGATATCTATAACGGCAAAGGGTCCGTATAAGCGTGTCCAATTTGGATACATCTTACCTTTCAACCCGTGTTGACATTGTGCGCACATATGCTATACTATACACAAAGGAGATGATAGTATGGCAAACATCAACATCCGCATTGATGACAACCTGAAGAAGGATGCCGAGAACCTGTTTAATGACCTTGGCCTGAACATGACCACCGCCACCACCATGTTCCTCAAGCAGTGTCTGTACTGCCACGGCCTGCCCTTCGAGGTACGGATGGATCCCTTCTACTCCGCCACCAACCAGGCCCACCTGCGCCGGGCCATCGCCGATCTGGACGCTGGCAATGGCAAGGCCCACGAGCTGATCGAGGTGGAGGATGAATAAGCTGTGGCAGGATGAGGCGTGGGCAGATTATCTCTACTGGCAGCAACAGGACAAGAAACTGCTCAAGCGGATCAATCAACTGCTCAAGGATATCGACCGCAGTGGCTATGACGGCATCGGCAAGCCAGAGCCTTTAAAGGGAGACCTATCTGGCTGGTGGAGCCGCCGTATTGATGACACCCACCGGTTGGTCTACCGCATACGGGACGGGCGCATTGAGATTGCCCAGTGCCGCACACATTACGGAGAATAGCAAAGAGCCGGGGCCACGGCCCCGGCCTCTTAAACCGCCAAGAATCGAACATTTGTATCATTTTCAGGGAGTGAACGCCATGAAAATCACTGTAATGCAGGTCAACAATGAACTCGCCAGCACCGGCGTCTCCGTCTATGTGGACGGGCAGCTCCTGGGCAGTATAGGCCCCGGCGGCAGCGTCTCTGCGTCTCTGGAGGCCCCTTCTTGCCTCGTTCGGGTGGAGTGCGGCGTCTACAGCCGGGAGCTCATTTTGTGGCAGGACAGCGCCCTGCAAGTCTCCTGGGGCCTAAATCCGCCCGAGATGATTGTCAGCCATGCCAAAAAATAAGGGGGCCTACTCATGCGACGTGCAAACGGCACCGGCTCCATTGTAAAGCTCTCAGGCAACCGCCGGCGGCCCTATATCGTGAAGATCTCCGCCAGGGATAAAGACGGCTACGTGCGCCAGGTGGCGCTGAGCTACCACGCCAAGCTCCAGGAAGCCCAGGAGGCGCTGGAGGAGTATAACCGCAAGGCTGCCGCCGGGCAGACCCCCAGTGCGGATATGCTCTCCTGGACCGTGGAACAGGTCTATACCGCTTGGTCGGAGCGGGAGTACCCCAGGAGCGGGAAATCCTCTGTTGCCTCCCACAAGGCATCCTGGAACCAGCGTGTCTCTCGCTACGCCGCCCGTAAAATGCGCAGCGTTACCCTGGACGAGTGGCAGGCCATCCTGGACGAGGGTGAGGACGAGGGCCGCTCCCAGTCCAGCATCAACAACGATGCAATTTTGATCCGCGCATTGCACGCCTACGCCATGAAACGTGATATTATCGGGAAAGATTACTCTCGTTATTTGGATATCCCCACCGTCGACATCAAGGTCAAAAAGGGGGCGCTCAATGATCTCCAGCTTGCCAAACTGGAGGAGCTGGCGCGGGCCGGTTTTCCCGGCGCATCAGAGGCCATGGTTCTGTGCTATACCGGCTTGCGCATCAGCGAGTTCTTGTCCCTTACCCCCTTCGCTTACCGCTCCGAGGATGGTGGCTACCTCCAGTGCGGTGTGAAAAGCGCGGCAGGCCGTGACCGGATTATCCCGATCCACCCCAAGATCTCCGCCTACGTGCAACAATGGCTGTCAGCGGAAAAAGGCATGTCCTCCGACCGTTACCGCATCTCGGTGTTTACCCCAGTGGTAGAGCAGCTCGGCATACCAGAGGCCACCCCGCACTGGTGCCGCCATACCTTCGCCACCCTCCTAAGCCGTGCTGGAGTGGACGAGATCAAAGTGAAGCTGCTCCTGGGGCATTCCCTCAAGGGGAACGTCACCGCCACCTACATTCATCCCACCCCCGCCGATCTCGCCAAAGAGGTAAAAAAACTGGCCTGACAAAATCACCAAGAATCCGCCGTTAGTAACGTATTAGTAACGAGCTAGTATCATTTTTTGTCTACACGCCTAGAGCTTTAGTCACTCCAGAGCCGCACCTAGTTAAAATTTTCTTAAATCGCCGTTCTCTTAATACACCCTGCACCCCGTGGAAGGTCAAGGGAAATTTTTTTGTTTTCCATGTATATCCAAGCCCAGGCCTGTCCACAATAGGCTCGGAGGTGCTAAACAGCATGAAAAAACCATTCTTGAAACGAATGGGCGACTTTCTGGAGGGCAAGGGCTTCTACATAGTCCTGTTCCTCTGCGTCGCCGCAATAGGAATTTCGGGCTATTATCTCTTTTCCTCTCTCACCCCGGATG